CAAGGCACATCTTCATTTTTACCTAAATCACCAGTATCAGGAATCTCTGGTGCTTCAATTTCTGGTGGTGGTTCAACTGGTGGAGGTGGAGTTTCTCTTTGAATAATTAATTGCTCTGGTGTATATTCCATCGCTTCATATGATGGATATTCACCGTGAGGACATAATGTTGTTGTTCCCTTTTCGTCTTGATTTACCAGATCTTTATCAAAAGGTAATTTTGATACATGATCTTTATTATCCTGATGCATCTTAACACAACCAGGTATTTCTACAATTGGAAATCCTATTTGTGTTGTGATTGGTGGATGATTACTTGGAACATTAGGTATACCATTTAACCAATGCTGATTACTTACAACATTAGGTATTGTAATATTTGGTACTTCAATTTCATTTATTGGGGACATATACACCACCAGACTCTTTAGGCATTACAAATTTAATTTGATCGTAAACCTCTTTCTCGATAGTTTCTTTCAACCACTTTCGATTCTCTTCGACTCTCGCTTCACGAGTATACAATCCATACATTGCAACAGTAAATACAAAAAGGTTGACACCCAAAGATATGCCAACACCAATTTTAATTAACAAAGATTTCATTTTTTAGTTACATTTTCAATAAGATACTTTTGATTTTCTCCTGCCTTTTCCATTGAATATAAAGCAAAAGATTTAGTCATTGCTAATGCTAATAGATGATGAATATGTTTACCATCTTCATCAGTTAGCTCATTACCCTTAGTTGAAACGACTCCAACAACTACTCAAAGATCTACGAGTACAACAAGAAAAATAAGTTTCATTGCCCATTTTCCTGTCTCAAAAAATCTTTTGATTTGGTCTCCAATAAATTTTTTCATTTAACCTGCGTCCAATGTACCGAATGATCTACGAATCTCTCGTAGTTCCTCGAAGTTTTTTTGTTTTGTGCCACCGTCATAAGACCAAGCATATCCCTCTTCGATCATTTTTTCGTTGAGCGATAGTTCATCATCACCAATGTATAGCCAACCAAGCAAGCGACCATACTTACCCATCCCACCTTTAAGTTCAGTTCGTATAGTGAGTTCATCATCTCCATCAATTGCATCCTCCAAATTTTTTTTCATCCAGTTTGTAGCGTCTAGTCCCAGTGCTTTCTCTTCCAGATCTCTTGTTCTTTTCTCTGGTGTATCAACTCCTGCAACTCTAACTCTTTCTTTCTTGTATAGATCAAACCCAAGATCAATGGTGACATCAATAGTATCCCCGTCAACAACACGATTAATCTCCGTTACTCTAAAATTATAGCAGCTTTTCCTGCTCGGTGGAACCATCGCTCCCATTCTGTACCTCCCAAAAATCATCTAGTGCATTATTTATAGCGTCACCAGGTTTGGTCGCTGTCCTTTCTATCTGACCTTTCCTTGCATTTCTTTGAAACATCATTTGTATACTTTGCCAATGATGTGGATTGTAGATATCAATTTCACCTTTAAGTTGTTCTTTTGGTAATTCAACTGGTTTAAGTATTAAATCTCTTTCATCAGGACAGTTTGTAGGTTTGCCATCCAAACGAGGACTACAAGCGTGTGCAGGTGGGTCGGTCACTGGTGCAGTACATCCAACCAATATGAGTGGTATTGCCAAATACTTAATCATTCGGGAACAGGTATTCATATCTCATTATATAGTATATTATTATTGTAACAGCAATTAATAAAATTGCAACCATTATAACAACCGACCAAGTAACCGTTTGAGCTGCCATAACTTAATCCTCCACCATTTACGTTTACGTTTGTTTGGTAATATTTCTTTGAAGCGATGCATCAAATACCTTGGTCTTTATATCGAGAGTAAAACTCTTTCAATGAAGATTGGCATTGACCCTTATTTTCCTCTGGGTATTCGTCTTTATATCCTTTAATTCTTTTCCATTCATTATGTAATGCTCCCAACAACCACGCTTGAGATAAACTATGAGGTCCGTTCTCTAATAGTTCAAGATGTCTTTTATTATTACAAAAATTCTTTGCGTAGTCCTCTCTCCAATTTGTATCGTCGTATGTTTTTTCTTTCATAAAATCCTCACATAGTTATCGTTTTTAGCAATATTTTGTGTTGTTAAGTCAAAAGCAATAGTAACTCTCTCATCATCACCATTATGCACACTAGTAAAATGTGGAATATGATTTGGGAAGAGTGTTATTTTACCTACTTCATTTTTACTCTTATGCACAAAGGGATGATTAAGTTGATTAGCAGGATGCATATAACCAGTATATGTATCATCACACTGAACTGTAATGTGTCCACCTAAGTAACAATATGGTCCAAGATCATGTAAATGTGGTAAAATCTTTTGACCTTTTTTCATAACATTATACCAACATTGAGTATGAAGTTCCATATAAGGTATGACTTGTTCCATATCAATTAATTTTAATAATTCATTATGTAAAAAGATAATACTTTCTTTTAACTTATCAATTTCATTGTTCCCAAATTTAAATACATTAAAATCAGCGTGTCTAGCTGTAGTTGAATTTATACCTAAACCAGTTAAACCATCGCCTCTAGATGGTTTTATTTTTAAAATTTCATCTTTCTTTTCTAACAGATAATTAGATATGGAATCAAAATTTACATCTTCTATTTCTCCTTCAATGATTCTATAGTCCCACTCAGGTGCGAAAGGTGTTTGTTTGTCTTGACTTTTCCATCTTACTTCTTTAACATTCTTCATAAACCTTCACTCCAAAAGTTATCAATTGGTGATTGCATATTTCTTGACATCACAAACAATCCAATATTTGTAAAAAACCAAAGTATATTTATCAACCAAGTATTTCGCCAAAGATATTTTCGATTATACTCTACAATGTAAATATCTCTTTCATTACCCCCTCTTCTAACTATCTGTTCTAATCCTAGTGCAACCACAAAACCGATTGCGTAGATGTAAAAAATAAAATTTAGAAAGCTAGATGTGAGTAGTAAAAGAGATACCATTTAATTGTTACAGGTGTAATATTTATTATATCACTAAACCATCGACATTGCAAGTTTTAATTCTCTTGCGTGATTGAGTTCGTCCTCTGCAATTTCTGCAATCTTTTTATCTTCTGGATGATATGCAGAGTATTTGACATAAGTTTCGTATGCGTGTTTCTCAATCTTCATATTGATATCATACGCATCTATTGGACTAGCGAAATAATAAGCAACCATAATCCAATAGTAAAGAAGAACCAAGTGTTTAGCGAAGAATCTATCGATCCAGTATTCATTGCCTCCACGAGTTTCCATCTCCTCCAAGTGTTCTGTTTCATTTAATGCCTGATAGAAATGTTCCTTCATTAAGTATATATGGTCTTCTCCTCGTAATCCAAGTGACTCACGAAAGTGAAGTACACTTATGAATGAGAAGTATGGTGCTCTTGCAATTACTTCAAGAACCCAGAATCTTTGAAAGTCTCTACCTCGATAGAGAAAATCAATGATGTAAATTGTGGTGTCTAGCACCCAAGTGTTAAATTTTTTCATTCGACGTGAATAACTCCTCTCATACCTGCACCTGCGTGTGGGTCACATTGGAACTCATAATCTCCAGACTCTGGGAAAGTAACCTCGAAACTTTCCCCACCCATAAAAGCCAGGTCTGAATGTGATAGTTCGGGATGGTCTTTGACAATCATATTATGAGGTGGCAGTTCTCCGTTTACAAATGTAACTGTATCACCTGCACTAATTGTGATTTCGTTTGGTTCAAAGATTAGATTACCTCCAGAACCCATTGTGACTTCTGCTGCGTATGCAACTTTAGGACCTAGTGCTATCGCAAACATAATTGCAAATAACCACCAAGCTTGTAATAGATATTTAAATTTAAAGATTTTCATCATCCTCCTTGAGAATTTCATACAAAGAAAAAGGATGTTCGTGTAGATACGGAACATCCTCTCTTGCATGCTTGACTGCTTCAAATGCGTCATTCGCATATTCGCAGATATGTTGTTCGGTTTCTTGGTTATCGTGCCAAGAAAGTGTGTAGTGGGACATGATAGTTTCAACTCCAGTACATTATTATTTAGTCTAACACACTAGGTATAAATACGCATTTATGTGTGGACTCCCACACCTATCATACTCTTTTTCTTCTTATCTTAACAATTGAAATACCTGCCATCAAACCTACGACTAAACCTAGAGATGCTACTGCAACTGTAGTGCTGAATACCAATTCAACTGGAACGAAAGGTTGTGTTTCCCAAGTGCCTGGTAATGTATATACTGATGGGTTTGATGCAAAAATCATTTTTTTTCCTCTTGTAAATCAGGTAGTTGCTCCTCTACCCAGTGGTCTTTATTGTCAATACCTGCAGCTTCAACGTATCTCATTATATGTTGATCTACTTGATGAAAGACAGGATGTAAATCTAAATCCATACGAATATCATGTGCAATCTCTGCAACCTGTTGCTCTGTTAGGCAATGATCAGGATGTAATAAATCACAACAAGGTATTCTTGATTCAATCAATTCATTCAAATTGATTCTTATTTCGTAGTCTTGGTAGACTGCCATTTTAATTATTTACTTTCTCTATGTATATTCTAGCAGAAAATTTTAGAATTGCAACTTAACAATTCTTATTTAAGTCCTCTGCCATACCACCACCTATTTCTGCACCTTGATTACCACTAAACATTGTTACCCAACCAGCAGCAACCCAACCAATAATGGGAATATTAGCGACGCTAGGAGCAACACTGGCACCAACACTTGAACCCACGAGCCTTCCTGTGTTTTCTGCTCCTCCGATTGCTTTGATACAAGCTTCTGATTTTCCGTTTGTTGTTCCTTCTGTAACTGTGGTTGATTTATTGTGTACTGCACCGTCCATCGTGTACTGCTCAACGACTTTAACTTTGTTATTAGCCAACCCAAGAAACCCACCCTTGGTGTTACTATCCCGTTCCCCACGCA